GCCACTCTCCGCCTCGATGCCCAGGGCCGCCCTTGTGGCCAAAGCCACATCGCGGCGAGCAAAACCTGCCGCCAAAAGGGCTCTTTCCCCACAGGCAAAGCCATCGCCGCCGGCCTTACCGCCGGTGCTGTCGGTGCCGTACTCCTCAATAAAGGCAGCCGCAAGGCTCTCCTGGGCAGCCCCACTGCAATTCAGCGCACCGCCCAACGCGGAATCACCGCGGCCGTCCACCGTGCCACGGCTCCGAAACCCTCAATGCGCTTCCGCGGCGAGGCCCTGAACAACATGCGCCCGCCCTCCAAGACCGAGCGCCTGCGCACCGCTGCCAAGACCGCCAACCAAGAAGCCGAGCGTGCCATCGCCGAAGCCGCCCAATCCGAGATCGAGCGCGCCACCGCTGTAGGCGGGGCCATGTACAAGGCCGGCAAAGCCACCCGCGCATCACTCCGCAGCGGCATGCGCACCCACAACCTGACGGTGGAGAAGCTGCGCCGCCGCTACGAGCCCGGCTACCGCAAACCCCGTCGCGACAACTACATCCAGCACTACGCCCCGGTCCAGCTTCAGCCGCCCCTGCGCCGCGACACCGAGGACGGCAAGAAATACGCCAAAACCGTCACCAACCCCAAGACCGGCCGCAAAAACACCGTCCGCTACGGCGCCAAGGGCTACAAGATCGCCCCCGGCACCGACAAAGGCGACCGTTACTGCGCCCGCAGCTTCGGCGACATGAAATCCGAGGGCTACAACTGCTCCGGCGCCGAGCGCAACACGCCGCTGTGCCTCTCCCGCGCCAAGTGGAAGTGCTCCGGCAAGACCAGTCGCCGATGAGTGACGTGAAACCGGCCAAGCTCCCCGAGCACGCCTACACCCGCATCTGGTTCTGGAACCACGCCGGCGCCCAGACCCTGCTCTGCCCCGTCCACGAAGCCCCGGATATCCGCCAACGCCTCATCGGCGAAGGTGCCGTTGTATGGCACACCGAAGTCTGGAACGCCTAAATCCCGTCGATCAGCTTGTGCAACGACATCCCATAGAGCTCAGCCAAAACAAACAACTTTGAGAGTGAAATCTCAACCTCTCCCTTTTCCAGCCTGCTGTACGCCGCCTGACTCACACAAAGTGTCTCTGCAACCTGCATTTGTGTGAGCCCACTCGACTCCCTTAAGCCTCTAATACGACGACACAGCGCCAACTGCCTGTGAATGGCCACAGAGCTCTATCCGCTTACCGTTTAAGGCTACTCATTACACGCGAAGCACGTAATGTGGTGCCATGGAAACATCTGTTTCTCGCTACGACTTCGCGCCTATCACAGGCAGCGAAACCACCGACGAGGGTTACCTCCGAGTGTGGTGTCGTGCAGCGCGGACGGGCACTCAGCTCTACCGCCGCGCAGATGGATCCCAAGTCCGGGAATACCGCCCACCCGAGGAAGTCAGCAACCCTGATTCCCTCACCACGTTCGGTATGAAACCCGCGACGTGGGGCCACCCCCCGGTTCTTCTCGACGCCGCGAACACCAAGCAGTACCAAGTCGGCTACTCCGGTAGTCAAGTTCGGTACAACGACGGATTCGTCGAAGTCGCTCTGGTCGTCACTGACCAAGACGCCATCGAGAAGATCAAACGCAAAGACGCCACTGAGGTGTCCGCTGGCTACAAGGTCGATTTCGACCCCACCCCCGGATTAACACCCGAGGGCGAAGAGTACGCCGGTGTCCAACGCAACATCCGGGTAAACCACATCGCCATCGTGCCCCGTGGCCGGGCTGGCCCGGAGGTACGCCTTCTCATGGATCGCATGGACGCGGCCGACGCCGTCGCCATCGATCCGGCGCTCCAGCCCTGTACAACTGCATCTCCCGTTATGGCCACCGTCAAACTCGACGGCCTGGAGATCGATCTGCCCGCAGAAGCAGCTAGCGCGGTCCAGTCCTTCGCACGGGACATGGAGCGCCAGCTGAAATCTGTGACCACCGAGCGCGACGAGCTCACCAAAAAGCTCGACGCCCAACAGGAAGAGATCGACGCCCTCGCCTACGACAAAGAGGCCGCTGAAGGCCGAGCCGACGCTCTCGACGAGCGCGTCACCGAGCTCGAGTCCGGCGCCGCCCGCATCGACACCGCCGAGCTCGACCAGCTCGTCGCTGCTCGCCTGACGACCCTCCAGCGCCTCGCCCCCGCCTTCGCCGAGGACTTCAAGTTCGACGGCGTCGACGATGACGCGCTCTACACCCAAGCCTTCGAGAACCTCACCGGTTCCGCTCCTCGCGAAGACGCCTCCCCCGCCTACATCCAAGGCGTCGTGGACGGCATCCTCAGCGCCCGCGCTGACGACGAGGACAAAGCCGACGAGGCCGAAGGTGACGCTCCCGAGGCCGAAGGCGAAGAGCCCGAGACCAAGGAAGATCGCGCCGACAGCACCACTTCCCTGCGCGACGCCCTCAAAGGCGCCGGTCGCGGTTCCGCTTCCCCGGTGGACTCCTACCGAGCACGGCAAGCGGATGCCTGGAAGCGCCCCCTCACCGCCACTAAGTAAGGAGTTCCTTCCATGGCCGTTACTTTTACCGCCACCACCGTCGCCAACCCCTCCGGCGCCCAAGGCAGCTACCCGCTGCGCGAAGTCGCCGGTCACGAGGGCATGCTGGCTGACCTGCAGGCATACGTCTGCCGCAGCTACCGCAACCAATCCGGCGCCGCCATCCCCTATGGCGTGCTGGTCCAGACCGACAACAGCCCCACCAGCAATGACGCTCTCGCGGTGAAGATCGCCGAGGACGCGACCCTGATCCAGGGCCTCGCCGTCAGCTCCCAGGTGCTCGAAGGCGCAAGCCTCGGCTCCACCTACACCCCCAACCCCACCCCGGTGTACAGCGATGGCCGCTACGGCTATCCCAACACCGAGACCGTCAACGTGGTCTCCAAAGGTGTGATCTGGGTGTACAGCGCCACCGCCATCGCCCTCGGCGACGCGGTCCGCTTCTACAACGCTGACCACTCCGGCACCGTCACCGGCGCCTTCCTCGGTCGCTTCACCAAGACCGCTGTTGCCAACAAGACCGTCGCCATCACCGGCGCTCGTTGGCTGTCTGAAACCACCGCCGCCGGCCTGGTTCTGCTGGAGATTGACATCCCCGGCATGACCTACTCCGCCGACACTTGATCACGGAGCTTCCTCCCATGACCACCGAAATCCGTAACGACGAGGTCGGCATCTTTCTCGCCCGCGAGCTGGAAACCATCCTGGCTCGCACCTTCGAGGTCGAGTACGCCGACATCAAGTACAGCAGCCTGATCCCCATCTCCTCCGAGGTCGGCAACGGCGCTGATTCCTACACCTACCGAGTCTTCGACAAGCAAGGCTCGATGAAGGTCATCGGCGACAAAGCCCAGGACCTGCCCCGCGCTGACGTCCTGCGCAAGGAAGTCACCCACCCGATTCGCTCGCTGGGTGCCTCCTTCGCCTACACCATCCAAGAAACCCGTGCCGCCGCCATGGTGCCCGGCATGAACCTCGAGCAGCGCCGGGCCAACGCCGTCCGTCGCGCTTACGAGGAGAAAGTGCAGGAGATCGCCTACTTCGGCGACGCCCCCTCCGGCATGAAGGGCTTCTTCAACAACGATCAAGTCGACAAGCTTGTCCCCGACAAGTGGTTCGACACCGCCGGTGTCACCACCGACGAGATGCTGGCCCTTCTGAACGAGGCACCCACCCGCCTCGTTCAGAACTCCAACATGAAGGAGATGCCCAACACGATGCTGGTGCCCTACAACGTGTACCGCATCATCTCCACCACCCCCCGTTCGACCACCTCGGACACCACGGTGATGGAGTTCTTCCTGCGCACCAACCCGATGATCCAGGCCATCGAGCCGATCAACGAGCTGGAAGCAGGCAAGTCCGGCGGCACGCTGTCCAAAGACCGGATCGTGGTGTACGACCGCAGCCCCGACAAGCTGCAACTGCACATCCCCCAGGCTCTGGAGTTCCTGCCTCCCCTGCGCCAGGCCCTCGAGTTCACCGTTGCTGCTCACGCACGCATCGGTGGCCTCTCGCTCTACTACCCCAAGAGCGCACTGGTGCTCGAAAAGGCGTAACTTTTCGCCTTTTCTAACCCAGTCAGAATGGGTCAGCACAATCTCTTCACTCAGTCATGATCATCGTTTACCGCCCTGAACTTGAAAACCCCCCGATGGACAAGGAGTGCTCCATCGGTTTCTCGTTCGTCAACGGCGGCGGCCTGACCGACAGCATCCAGCTCTCCTCGGGTGTCACCCGTGACTTCCCCGAGGACGTCTGGGCCCGGATCAAGGACTACGACGTGGTCAAAAACCTCCTCAAGCTCGGTGCCCTTCGCATCGAAACCGAGGACGTGACCGAGGCCAAAGCAGCTCCCGCCGAAGCCAACAAGTCCCTCGCGGACATCCCCCTTCAAGACGCCCTGCGCCTGATCGAGGACAGCTTCGACACCGAGCAACTCCGCCTCTGGGATGCAAAGGACTCCCGCATCCGCGTGAAGAACGCCATCGGCAAGCGCATCAGCGCCATCACCGAAGGTAACGGCTAATGGCAGTCCCCTCGAGCGCTGAGTTCCTCCTCCGCTTCCCCGAGTTCGGCGAGCAATCGCTCTCGGTCGTAGAAGGAACTCTCGCCGAGGCGGGCCGGTCCACGCCCTCCGAAACCTGGGGGACCGTCCACACCGAAGCCGTCAGCTACCTCGCTGCCCACCTGCTGGCCACCCGCACCATGCAGATCGGCCTCCAGATCGAGACCAAGTCCGGCGCCCCCACAGGCTCGGGCTTCGACTCAACCCTCTACGGCCAGGAGTACAAGCGCCTGCTCGATAGCAGGCCCCTCAGTGGATTCGCGCTGTAGCCATGGCGATCTCGGCCACCACCCTTGCCGCCTACGCCCCCTGGGGTAACGCCCAGCTCGCGTTTGAAGTCGGCACCGGTCTGGCCACCACAGATCCCACCACCGGCAACGCCACCCAATCCACCGAGATCGTCGAATACCTCGCCGCCCTCACCCTCCAGGCCCCCACCTGGAAGCCCGAGTCCGGCACCGACGCCACCACCTACTCCTGCCGAGGCCGTCTGCTCAGCCCGGCACTCCTCGACCCCCGCATCACCAACGGCTCCCAAGCCGAAGCCGTGATCAACGGTTACCGAGGACGTTTCGAGCTCGTCTTCGACCTGGCCATGGATTCCTTCCACCGGAAGGACCTGCGCCAATCCATCGAAGGCACCTTCCGCGTCGTTGGAGGACCCATCTGATGGCCCGCCCTCAACGCCAACTGAACCAAGCGCTGAACACGGCCGTCGCGCAAGCGACCCGCCAACTCGGCACCTGGCTCGACACCCGCTTCACCGAGGAAATCTCGGCCGCGAAGTGGGAGTACCCCACCCCGCCCCAAGTGCGGGACATCGTGGACACCGGCCGCCTTCGCGCCAGCCAGACCCGAGTCGTCAACGCCGACGGCTCCATCACCTTTACCTGGCCCGTCGAATACGCCGGCCAAGTCCACGAGGGCGGAGTTGCCACCACCGGCCTCCGCTTCCCTGGCCGTCCCTGGACCAAAGCCCCCCTCGAGGAGGCCCCCGCCAAGTTCGGCCAACTGCTGCGCTCCGCGCTGGAGGCCCAGCAGTGACGATCTCCACCCAGTGCCCACCGGTCACCGCGCTGCGGCGCACCCTTGAGCTCCACATCCTCGACCTCTACGAGAGCGACGGGACCACCCTCAAGGCGTACACCGCCTGGCCCGGGTACTACACGCTCCCCGACTCCAGCCGCGTTCCCGCGGTCTACGTCACCGGCGCCTCGATGGTCCCCTCCAACTGGACCATCACCGGCATCGAGTGCGTCATCGAGGACGTCCCCGAGATCACCAGCCCCGGTTCGGTCGGCGGCGTCATCTCCTTCGAGAGCTGGTCCGTCCGCTTCACGAACTACGGCACCAAGGAAGGCACCCGCATGCCGGCATCCCTGCTGGACATCGCCCGTCGCCTCTCCCGTGCCTTCCCCCGGGACCAAGTCACGTACCTGGCCCGAACCGAGGCGACCTTCGAGTCCCTCACGGCACGCATCCGCGGCGCCGTCCTGAACCCCCCGATCCCTTAAGGAGTCCCAACAATGGCTGACTACGCCATCGGGCTGTCGTTCCACAAGGCGCACCGGACCATCGTCCGCGCCGTGGATCTGACCCCACCCTGCCGCTACTTCGCCACCCGCTCCACCGCGGGCGCGATCACCCTGCCCACCCTCGACACCGGCGCCAGCTACGTCGAGCTCCAGGGCATCACCAACACCAGCTTCCAGATCAACGACAACAACCAGGAGTTCCGTCTCCTGGGTGATGACGGCTGGATGGACAGCGTGATCACCGGGTCCTCCGTGCAGGCATCGGTGACCGCCTACTTCCTGAAGGACACCGAAGTCCCTGCCGGCCAGGACTGCCCCATCTTCCGCGGCGGCTACAACGAAGGCTTCGAGCTGATCCAAAAAGCCCGCTACAACAAGGACTACGAGATCTACATCGAGTTCCTCAAGGAGCTGGGCCAAGCCGACGGCACCTCGGGCAACTACATCTACGACTTCACCGGCTTCAACGCCGTGATCCAGAACTACTCGGAGAACCTCACCGCTGAGGGCCTCACCGAGATCTCGTTCGACCTGATGTCCCGCGCCCGGCCCGTCTTCGGTCGCTACGACGCCGGCGCCTCGGCCATTAGCTCTGGCGGCGTCCTCTCCAGCCTGCTCTTCCTCGTGAACGGCACCCGCCAGGCCGCAGTGAGCCCGGTGAACAACGCCGACAGCCACGCCGTCGGCGACAACATCACCGTCACCTACACCAGCGACGGCACCACAGCCCTGACCCAACTCGCCCTGGGTCAAGCCGACGGTTCCGGCTTCAGCCTGGAGAACGCCTCCACCGGCGCCAAGGTTCCCGCCACCGTCACCCTCGGTGGCGCCGGCACCAACGTGGTGACCATCAACCCGAGCGCGGACCTGGCAGCCGCCACCATCTACCGCCTCGTCGTGGCCGATGGCGCCATCACCCAAGCGGTGGATGCCTCCGGCGCCGCCTCTGCCTCCGGTGTGAAGCGCCCACTCCAGGGCCTCACCGCCACCTTCAAGACCGCCTGATCCCCGAGCGTGTCAAACCACTAGGGCCCGCAATGGGCCCTTTTTCTTTGCACTTATGCAGCACGATCTTCTTATAGACCCAATCAACACGGTCTTTGCAGTTAATTGTTCGGTGGAAGGCTCCACGCTCCACTGCGGAGCCCTCTACCTTGAACCCCTCGTCCAGAGCCAGTTTATACGCTTAGCGTATGCCGACGCTACAGTAGAGATCGAACTACCCCCCGAGCTCGTCAACCAACCCGCGCCATTCCGTGCGTGGCAGGTAGCGCTCCCTATTCGTGATGAGTAAGTACGCCTCGCTTCTCTTTGCCCCCGAGGAATACCACGCGATTGGTCCCTTCCGCTTTCCGATCTACAACGATCTCGTCCCCGGTGAAGCCAAAGGAATCGAAGCGCTGTCGCGCAAACAATCACGATCAACCTTCGCATCCATCAAGCTCGCTAAACGTATAGCCGAAGACAAGGGCATCTCTACAAAAGAGGCAATCGACCTTCTCAGCAACGCCAGCAACGACAATCAAGACGTCCTCTACGACTACGCCACCGAGCTCGAGGAGATGCAGCGCAGCGGCATTGGCGCTGTTGAGCAGCAGGTGGCCTTTGTCACCCTCTTCATGCAGCACCGCGCTGAGGTCAAGCTGCCCAAAACCAAGGACTGGCAAAAAGTCCCCGACTGGACCGAGGCCGACACCGAATCCATGCCCACCAAGCTCATGGAAGAGGTCTTCCAGATGATTGCCTGGGAGCGCGACGGCTGGCCCGAGCCTGAAAGCGAGGGAAAGCCCCCCGAGGACGAACCGGAATTCAGCCCACCCCCGACCAAATCCTGAAACAGTGTGAGGAGCACCTTCGCTCTCCACTCACAGATTGGGACGCCATCTACGTCCGCCTCCGCATGTCCCCTCTCGGGGACGACTTCCCCCGAGAGCGCTTCCTTCGCACCCCCATCGGCACCATCCGATGGGCGCTGCGCCAACTCGACGATCACGAACAATCTCGGGCGAACCTCAGGGCTCTACCCACAGCTCGCCTCACCCAGATTCTCCTCCAAATCGCGCACGGCTTCTCCGGTTCCAAACGCGCCGCACCCAAGACCAAGGTGCAGGAGTTCTTACCCTTCCCCGACTGGCGCCCCTCCACAACCGAAGCCGAAGGACCCGACCAACCCACGCGTTTCATCCTCACCGAGCTCGGTAGACAACGTCGCCTACCCGTTCACGCCCTCACTGCACTTCTAACCCCGGCCGAAAGGCAGCCGTAACATACGGATAGCGAATAGGGCGCAGAGGTGGCTGACTTTCAGCTCAAAGTTACAGCTGAAACTCAGGACGCCGAGCGCAAACTTGGTGGCGTACAACGCTTAGCAGACGAAGCTACTAAGCTAAGACAAATCAAACTTGAAATACCAAACTATTCTGATGTAAGCAAGAACTTTGCAGACCTCAAAAAGGACATAACAAGTGCGACTAATAGCATCCAAGATTTCTACAGGGTAGCCAGCAAACTTCCTGTAGGCCCCATTAGCAGCATCAATGAAGTCGCTGGTCAGTTACGCACTGTTGGCACAGTCGCTAGCGAAAGCAGCAAGAGCGTAGGAGACGCCGGTGCCGTCATAAAAGGCACGCTTGAGACAGCAGGCAAAGCCGCCGAGACCCTAGTAGGCAAGCTAACCCGAATAGCTTTTAGCCTTTATGCAATCAACGAAGCGGCCAAAATAACCCAAGCCGCATTCGGCGGTCTATTCAAAGAGACCATTGGACGCGAGATCCAGCTACGAGAAACCATCCTAAAGACACAGACAACCCTAGCCTCAACAAATAGAGTCTTAAGAGGTGGGAAAGAAATTACTGATCCCTACGAGAAGATCGTCTCGCTAACTGGCGAAGTTGGAAAACGCATCGATTCCATCCGAGAACGGTCGATCGCACTCGCGGGTGTAACTTCCAACGAAGTCATTGAAGTCTTCGGCATTGTTGCTGCCCAAGTCGGTCAAATCGGAGGGGGCCTGAAAGAAGCCGAAGACCTCGCGATCAACTTTGCCGCCGCTCTCGGTACGTTCGGCATCCCCCTTTACCAAGCTCGCCAGGAGATCGGCTCCATCCTCCGTGGTGACATCACCATGGACTCGTACCTGGCGAAGTCGCTGGGTATCACCAACGAAGACATCGCTAAGGCTAAAACCGAGGCCGGTGGTGTCGTCAAGTTCCTCGAAGACCGCCTTGCCGCCGCCGTCGCTGGTCAGCGCATCGCGGCCGAAGGCTTCGCGGGTGTTGTCTCCAACATCAAGGACCTCTCTGAGCTCATCAATCAAAACTTTGGTCGCGGACTACTGGATCCGCTCATCGACGGGCTCTCCAAAGTCTTCGGCTTTCTATTCAGCATCAGAAAAGAGCTATTCAGCATCGCTTCCCAGGCTGGTTCCTCCCTTGGGAACCTGTTGAGCATCGGCTTCGGTAGAACCCTCGGTGCATCCGGGGGGTCACGACAGTCAGGTGGTGGAGGGGGCGGACGAATATCCCGAGATCAAACAAGAAGACCAGTACAACAAGAATCTGGCTTTGGCGCTGAGGATGCCTTAAAAGGCGTGGAGGCAGCTATTAAACGCGTCTCCATCGAAGTCAATAAAGCGTTAGACAGTGTTTACTTACAACTGGCGACGATCACTGAGCGTTTGGCCAACGCATTTGGTGCAATCACAAAAGGACTTGCCGCCCTCGCACTCGGACTCCTCAGCTTAAAGCTCGAGCAGCTAAAGGCCCTCATCGGGGCGTTTGAAGCCATATCACCTGCACTTCTTGCCGCGACAAGAGGATTGAGCGGCTTCCTTGCCATGTGGGGTGAGTTCCTGAAACTCCCCCTAGTCCAGGAACTGTCCCAGATCAGTGCAAATATGCGCCTACTGCAGATGACAGGCGTAATTCCACTCATCAAAGCAGGCTTCCTGCTTAAGAGTGTCCTCGAGAACTGGGGCAAAGTAAGCGAATTCGTAATCAATCAGTTCAACAAGCTCAGGGCAATTATTGGTGGTCTCATTGCCTACATAGGAACAGTCGCAGTAGCCGCCGGTACAGCGGGCAAGAGTTTCCTAGCTGCGTGGCAACCTTCAAGCGTTGCGCTCAAGGCTCTTAAATCCGAGCTCGAGCAGGTTGTTGTTCAACTGAATACGGTCGGTGCTGCCGCTCAACAAGCAGGCTCAAAAATAGGCTCCCTAAACACACAGAGTAAAGCAGCAGGCGGGGGAATCGTCGGCCTCATCGGCAACTTCGTCAAGTTCAACCTAATGATGTTTGCCATCAGCGCAACGCTGGGTTTATTGCTCGAGCGTTTCAGCGCGTGGAAGGAAGCGCAGGACAAGCTCGCCAGCGACAAACGTGCAGAAGAAGCACTGAGAAGACTCAACACCACATACAAGGACATCGGAGAGTCCGCAGACGAAGCGACCAAACGCGCCAAGGCATTTGAAGAATCACTCGTCAACGCCAAGTACGACGAAGCCGTACAACGTCTCGAGGACGTCCGCAAAAAGATCGAAGAGATTAAAGATCTGACATCAGACAGTGAGCTCGACCTTGGCGACTACGCCAGGCGTATTGCTCAGCTCTTTAATCCAGCCAACTTTGACGCATTCCTAGACAGGCGCCCGAATGAGCTGTTCTCGGACGCGGTGCTAAGGAAGCGCCGCGCGCAGGAGAAGGCCGCCGAGACCGACAAAGCCAAGTGGGCTCAGGAGGTCAACAAGAGAGCCGCAGCCGACAATCTGCGCCTCGAAGCCCAAAACCGCGTCAACCTCGAGAAAGAAATCGGCGACTACCGCCGCCAGCTTGACAACGACCTCTTCCGCCAGCGCCAGAACCTCGCCCAAAAGGAAGTCGAAATTTTCCGCGCTGCCGGTGAGCTCCGCATCTTCCAGATGGAGCAGGCCAACGCCAAGCTCATCGAGGGCGAAGAAGGCGCCTCCGCCGCCGCTCTCGAGTCCCTCAACAACTACCTCTCCACCCGCGAGCGCGGCGAGCTCGACATCGAGGCCGCTAAGAAGTCCATCGTGATCGAAGTCGCCAACCTCGAGCGCGAAATCGCTAACTACCGCCTCGAGAACGAGAAAAAGATCGCCGAAATCCGCAAACGCGCCGGCGACTACGACAAAGCCGTCGCCGACCACAGACGCCAAGCCGCGGGTGCCACAGGTCCGGCGATCACCGACGGCTTCCGCGTCGGCAACACCGGCCACAGCACCGGTCCCCACCTCGACATCCGCAACCCAGCGGGCGACGGCCAAAAGGTCATCGACGAGGCCGTCCAGATCATCAAAGCCTGGCAGGCCATGGGCGTGGCCTACATCCAGCTCAGCAACACAGGCAAAGACGTCAAAAACATGACACTCGAGGGCGATCTACGGAAAGCTCTCGCCGCGGAACAAGCCGTCCACGCCCGCCGCTCCGGTGGTGGCGCCATCGACATCGCCGTCCCTGAAGGCACCGTCGTCCCCCGCCGCACCGGCACCCCGAGCTGGGATTCCGGCGGTGGTGGCTGGATGGCCACCTCCCTCGACAGCGGCAACATCTTCCT